TCTTGTGACGATTTTGTAGGAGGCGCAGAAGTCCCAGAACGCATCATCTTAGGGGCAGCTTGAAGTTTCTTGGTTACTTCGGGCTTGCTCTTTTGAAGTTGCTCATACTTCATTGCTTTATACAAACTCACCACAGCACGAGAGTCATAAACAGAACTGAGTTCTTGGTCAGTCCATCCTACAGACCTCGCATAATCTCGAATTTGCTTTCGGATTGCATCGCCCTGCGGAGTAGCCAACTCAGGAATCAGACCAACTAGCTTCTCAGATTCTTGTCGGAGATGGTTTTGCAAAGAGGCTTGATGCTCGGCTTGTTGCTGTTGTGCAATGCGTTGCTGTTCTTGCCTTACTACTGCTAACTGCTTCTCACGCTGATTCTGTTCAGCTACCGCTACCGCATAACCGATAGGGTCTGTTTCCTTTAGAACATCTAAGTCCACACCCTGATTTTGCTGCGTAAGGAAGCTATCCAATGCTTGCAATTTCTGGGCATATGCCTGTCGTTCTTGTTTCACCTGCTCTAAGTGAATACGCTCTGCTTCTACAGCTTTACGTTGTTCAGCTAAAGCCTGAGATTTTTTAGTGTAATCAGTACCTTGTTGATAACCTTTGATGAGTTCGTCAAGTTCTACCTCAACTTCCTCACCAGATGCCTTGACTTTATATCTAGGCTTTGGCTGTTCTTCTTCGGATTCCTCCTCAGAATACTCAACTTCATCAGACGCTTGTAGTTCTTCTGAATGTTCCTCAGATTGGCTGTTTTCAGCTTCGTCAGAATCACCCATCAGTCCCTCAAACGCTGAAGCGGCTTGGTTTACATTTAGGCTTTCACTCCCTTGTGGGTTGGTGTTTTCCATTTGTCATCTCAAAAATCGCTAGACACCTTCTAGTCGGAGGGTAAGGTTTCCCTTACAGAATTTTCCATTTCTTCTCTCTAATCACAGTTTCCGAGGCTAAACCTTCAAGGTGTCCTGTAATTAGTTCTAAAGTCTTAATGTGCCTGTAAGCGTCTTCACGCCTATCAGATTCTTCAGCACTTGTGTTAATTATTACACTAATCTGCTCTTTTTTCAAATTATCTAATACTTCTTTGAAAAAGTCATCATTCAGTAAGTTTTTAGCCCATTGAGCCAAAAGTGCTTTATCTGTCATATGAGGCTTGTCCCTGCTGTTTCTCTTTGAATAATCTTAGCTGCATTTCCACCAACAGGTGTAAACAGATTCCAGTAACTAGCACCACTTGCTGTACCAAGGTCTGTAATTGGATTGTATGTAGAGCCACTAGCCCTATTAGCCAAAGTAGCCACAGCTTCTTTGTCACCAAGTTCAGCTAAAACTCGCAAATCATTGGCAGCCAAATTGTCATAAGCAGCACCAGCAGCTTTACGGCTTGCATCGTCAGTTCTTGCTATGTTAGCAGCACCTAACAAACCATATTGGTCAACTGTTCCCTCTGGGGTGTTAACTAAACCATTAACAACATCACCAAAGCTGTAACCTGTAAGAGCATTAGAAATCGTATTCAATGCAGACAGTTGTGGGCTAGTCAATGACAAGAGGCTATTAGCCAACAATGATGTGTTGTCAGTCAATCCACCTACTACGCTACCAACAGTACCAGCGTTACCACTTAATCCAATTGCTACATTGCCAAGAGTAGTTAATACATCCTCTGTGCTATTAGCGTTAAGCAGTTGACCAGCAATGTTTGTCAATCCACCAACTTTAGCTAAATCTGAGTTACCTGCCAATATACCTAAACCACTCATCACAGCACCAGTAGCAGCAACATTGCTACCACCACCTGCAACTCCTGACAAACCACCTGTTCCAGTATTTGTGAAGTCGTTGTTATAGATAAGCGTACCAGACAAGTCTCTGCCACCACCTAAACCTGTGTTGGCTGTTTCTGCGCCTGTCTTGATAACACCAGAGTCAACACTAGCCATACCATTAGGTGCTACTGCCTTCATGGGTGTAGGCAATGTTCTAGGCTGTGCTTGTAGCAATGAGCCATAGGCAATTCTTGGTTGGTCAGGAACTAACGCACCAATGGAATCTAGCAATGACCTTGATGGTGCAAACTGCGTTTGTGGTGTGTATTGACTTTGAACAGCAGAAATAATGTCTTGATAAGACGCACTCTGTGGATTATCTCCACCAACAATCCCACGCAGTTGTTCGTAGTTCATGGTTTTATCACTTAGAAATCATGCTCAACACATTGTTCAACGATGGCGCAGCAGTTGTCGTATTTTGTAATGAAGACGCAATTTCTGGTCTGCTCATAATGTATTGCATATCAGCATTAGACAAGCCATAGGTGCTTTGCAAAGTACCCATTGGCACACCTTTAATCATGTTAGCTACATCACCATAGTTGCCTGATTGTTCTGCATTTTGCCAAGCAGAAATAAGGTTAGGGTTTTGTGGTTTAGCAATCATATTTACTACTTGCTCAGTAGTAGGTCTGTTTGCAACCATCTGACCTGCTAAACGCTTAGATTCTTCAAACGATGGGAACAACTCACGAAATTGACCAACAGTTGCTGTTTGTGTTGGAGGAGTACCAGTAATGGGAGTAGTACCAGTTTGCTTGATAGGCATACCAGTCCAATTAGCTGGCAACTTACCTGCAATACCACCACGAGAAGCAATGTAGTCAATATCGCTTTGACCTAAGTTATAGGTTGACTTCAATTGGTCAGCAGTAATGCCTTTCAACAAGTCAGCAATGCCTGTGTAGTTACCTGTTTTCTCTGCGTTAATCCATGCTGTTGACAATGGGTCTGTGACAGTAGGACGAGAGTAAATGTAGCTAATATCTTGGTTAGTCAGACCATACTTAGACAGCAATGTAGGTGCAGGGATATTTTTAATTAAATTAGCAATATCGCCATAGTCACCAGTCTGCTCTGCTCTACCCCATGCTTGTGCAACAGGGTCTGACGAGTTAATAGCATTATTGATGTTTGTTGTTTGCGCCTGAGTGTACTGAGGAACAGCAGTTCTATCGTTACCTGCTGGCAATGTACCAAAAGTAGCTTGCACTTGCTCTGGCGTAATGCCATAAGTAGAGGCTGCTTTAACAATATCGTTATAAGCAGCGTTGGGGTCAGTCTTTAGCAGGTTTACTAAAGCATCTGTCAGTTGTGCTTGTGTATAAGCCATGATTAACCCTTAATCTCTACGTTAGATGTAATGCCAGCACCAATTTTCATAGCTTTCAATTGTGCTTCTGCTTCAAACTCTTGTTGCTTCATAGCAAAGTAAGCCTGTTGTTTCTCACGCTCAAGCATCAACTTAGCAGCTTCTTTCTCACGCATCAATTGCATCTCAAGAGCAGCCTTCTGTTGTGCCATCTCCATGTCAATCTGTTGTTGCTGTTGTTTCAACTGAATGTCAGCTTGTGCTTTAGCTTGGTTAGCTTGAATCTCAGCCTGAGTGCGAGCCATGATTGCTTGCACTTCTGGAGGCATTTGTTGTGGCTGTGGAGGAGGATTCGAGAGCATCTGGTCTTGCTCTGGAGTGATTGGCTTGTAGAACTCAGCAGAATCCTTAAAGCCAGCAATCTCAACCATGCGTCCCAAGGTAGAACGATATTGAGCAGGGGAAACATAGGGATTGGCAGGGCCGTACTGAGCAATCAACTGCTCTTGTTTAGCCAAAACCATTGACAACATAGCCATCTGCTCTTGGCGGTTACCAGCACCCAAACCTACATTGATAGCCACATCGTATTGATTAGCCCATGTACGAGGGTCAAACTCTACGAATTCGCCACGCATACGCACCAAACGAGGCTTGTCTTGGTACTTGCACAAGAGATGCAAGATGCCTTGGAACAAAGACTTAACACCAGTCTCTGCAAAGATTCGAGCCATCAATTCAATCTTACCTGCGCCAGCTTGTTGCATTGAAGCTACGGCTGCTGCTGTCACATTCTGCAAGATAGATGGGTCAAGACCTTGTGTAGCATCAGACACACCAGTACGCTTAGACTGGACTGTATCCAAGTACTGAAGCATTGGGAAAGCCTGAGATGCTACGTTCTGCACAACCAACTGTTGAACAGCATTAGGTGACTTGGCACGAATCACACCACCTGCGGTAGATGTAAGCAAGTCATCAAGGTTTACCTGACCTTCAACAGCAACCACTCGTGCGTTGTTTGTCAGATATAAGTTATCCAACATCTGACGAGTGATAGTAGTCTTAATCAGTTGCAAGTCTGTTGTTCTGTCAGCAAGTGAGTCGCCAAAGAACTTGTGTGGGATTGGGATAGGGCAGATTGAATGGAAAGGAACATAGTCCACTTCCTCAACAGCTTCCTTACCATCTACATCTTGGAGAATCTCGTTTGAAGCGTAGAAAACCTGAGTCAGAGTAGCAATGCCTTTGCCATTCATATCAGTTTTGACATAGCACTCAAAGACCTCAATCTCTTGCATTGATGGGTCATCAGTCTGTACTTGGTAAGGCTGCTCACCAGCAGAGAAACGCACAACACGCTCTGGTGTGTACGCTAGTGCATCATCCATCTGCAAGCCTTCAACTTGCTTCTTGTTGAAACCCATAGCAACCAAGTCACTACGAGTCAACATCTGACGATGGGCTACGAATGGAGAATCAGCAATAGTGCGAGCCTTCTTGCTAATCAAGAACTCCTCTGGAGGAACATTCTCAATCGTTACTTTGCCTGACTTCTTACGCTTTTGAACGATGACATTGTGCGTTGCACCCATTGCTGGCATACCAGTTGGGTCAAGGACTGGCTGTCCCATTGGGTCATAGATTGGAAACTCTGTCGTATCTTGCTCGACAATTTCCATGCTCTCATCACTCATCAGCATTGCTAACTCGTCATCTGACAAGTCATAGTAACGCTCTTTTGTAATGTCTTCTTTGTTTTCCCAATATGCTTTAACGATGCCGTTCTTCTGCATCAAAGCATCTTTGAACCAGTCATGCAGAATGGCTACGCCTTCGTTGTCACGCAAGAATACCCAATTGCAATAGTCTGTGGCCTGTTTTGCAGATGCTTCGTCTTGAGGCCCTTGTGGCTCAAAGATAACAATATTATCTGAACCTGTGAAAATACGAACTAAGCTAGGTAGCGCACCATCAATAGCTTCTGCTACTTCTCCAGTAACAATCTGAGATTTACCCTCAACCTCATTGCCATATGGCTGTCGTAGATACGCCTGTAGAGCCTGTTTGCGCTGGTCAACAGTTTCTGTTTCAATGTACCCAATAGCATCATCAATCTCTGCCTGTAGGATTGACTTCAGTTCGTTCTGTTGCATTTTTGTCCTTTGGAGGGCGACCCATTCGGGGTTTGTCCGATTTTAACTCCTTAATGACATTTTCCAACATTTCGATTCTTAATTCAAGTTCTTTTACTTTAGGGGCTAAATTAACGCCTTGACGCTCTAAATACATCAGACAATCCATTTCGGTGTTTGGTTGATAGGCTTAGACCAAGTTGAATGACCTTCATCCAATCCAAGGGCTAAGTAGCGGAATGAGTCCGAGCCATGTGATGACCAGTCATGCAATGGACGCTCATAGAAAATCTTACGCTTCTCATCGTAATCTCTGCGGTAGTTTCTCAGGCAGTTCAGCCCTGTCTGGACTTTAGGAACATTGAACCAGCACCTTGGCAGCAAACGCCTTACCGCTTGGATTCCATCGTCTAAACCCATTCTAGGCGCAATCTTTATCTCTAGTCCTGCCTCCTCAAGCATCTCTAGTCGGCTTTTACCAGAGCCTAACTCTCTGACCCTAACGTCATGGGGCAAGATATGCTCTGCTTTTGCATAGTCATTGTCCCTAATCCACTTCACATAGTGGTCTAGTCCAACACCATGATTCTCGTAATAGTCAATCAGACGCACCTCAGTACCTACTAACTGAGCAACCCAAATAGAAGTTGAATCACCCATACCCAAATCCCAAGCTGTAAATGTACGGCTTAGCTCCTCTCTGGGAATCTCTTGCATATGGTGCTTGTCTTCCAGTTCATTGAGGATTTGCCCATAGTAAGAGCCTTCTACAGCAGCATCAAAGCTACATTCAAACTCTTGTCGGTACTTATCCTCACCCATCTCATTACGAGCAGCCTTGAGTTCTGTATCGTCCACCACCCCTGTCTCAGAGGCTTTAAACTCTAGCAAACCCCACCCATCCTCAGTTTCTGCCCTATCACGCAGTTCTTTGAAGTGGTTATGACCTTTCGGTGTACCAATGAACATACACCAGCCTTTTCTGTCAGCTAGTGCAGGTCTGATAATGTCTGTCCAAATCTTAGGATTCTGGTCACCAATCTCGTCTAGGATTACCCCATCGAAATACTGACCACGCAATGCTTCTGGATTGTCTGAGCCATATAACTGGATACGCCTACCCCAGAAGTCAACTCGCAACTCTGAGATGTTGTTAGTACCGCCTAGCGGTGTAGCGTATTTAACGAGATAGTCCCAAGCCACTCGTTTAGCTTGTCCATAGGTAGGTGCAATGTATGCGTATCTAGGTGCTTCCTTCTGATTGAGGATAGCGTCCTTGATTAGATGGTTAATCGCTGAGACAGTTTTGCCCATGCGCCTATGAGCAACAACAACACCAAAACGCTTACTGTCCATCAGTTCATGGATAGCAAGCTGTTGTTCTCTAGGTTTGTAAGGAATCTCGATTACTTCGCCCATGTGACCTTCATTTCAATAGGTTTGTTGGAATCACCAGCTAACTCAGTCCTAGCCAACTTAGGAATGTGATACTCAACAACACTTTGAAACATCTCAAAGGCTTTTGCAGGGTTTGGTTTTATTTCATTTGCAGGGTCACCATACGCAACAGCATCGAGCCACTCAGTAAGCCTATGTGCGTTTTGGTCAACAAACAATGCTATGGCTTGTCTTGCCTCTTGCGTAGCCTTGTTGGGTGTTCCAGCCACTCTACCGCCTGTTTTAACGCCATTAGCCATATGCAACCTCTCTAAATAAATCTACTTTAGATTGGTCAACCATTTTTGGATTAACTTTGTTGTAAGCAAGCAACAGTCTAGCAGCAAAGGCACGAGAGCCTATGCGGTCAATAAGTTTTTCGTAGTCTTGTTTAACAATGCGTTTCTTAGTGGCTGTGCATCCATTGCCACCTTTGCATTTGTTTAGACTTGGCTTGTGCAATGAGATGAATTCAATCTCTTTTGCGTAAGCAAGTTTCTCTGATGCGAATGTTTCGAGTATTTCTCCAGACAGATTAAAGTTCTTCTTTTGAACTTCAAATCTGCGTTCAGAGCCTTTGCCTATATAAACGATTGAACCATCTTCGTTCTTTATCGCATAGACATAGAATTTATTTATTGGTCTTCCAGCCATGTTTGACTCCTCTAGGGTTGGTCAAGGTTAAGTTAGTAATTACTGACCTAGTAGTGATGGTACAAGTTCGTAAAGTTTCTTACGCTGTTCTTCGTCTGCTAGTAATCCTAATGGTAACACACCAGCAAGAATGTCTGCTTCGTTTCTACGCATTGGGTCAAAGGCAGCAAATCTGCTTCTAACCAAAGATGGGTCTTGAATAGCATATATGTCTCCCTTTTGAGAGTCATAAAATTTTTCTTGATATTTTCTTGCTTCGTCAAACTGTTTGCCAGTTACATTTGACCAAGTTTCATCAGGAATAATTCCATACTTTTCATACAAATAGTCTTTAGCCCTCATCACATGACTGTTAGGGCCTAAATCTTTGACATTTTTGATTTCTGCGCCTTTTAAACCTAAATTACTAGCAATGATGCCAAGTTCATCAGTTGATGTTGCAGAATCTCTATCTAATTCCAAGTCTTCTAGTGAATACCTTTTTTTACCTGCTTTAGCGCCAAGTTGATTTGTATAAATATCAGCCCAGTTTCTACCTTTAGCATTTGCTGTCAAGAAGTCTTCTTGTCTAAGCAATAGTGGAAGTATGTTCCCACCACCAGACGCTGAAACATAAGTTTCTGCAGCCGTTGGGTTAGTAGTAAAAAAAGCGCCAGCACCAGATGTTTTGCCTTTGCCCTCAACATTAAAAATGTTTATGTCTTCATTTGTGCCGTGATAGACAGGAGTTTTATACCCCATCGCTTCTGCTCTCATCTCTGGAGTATTGTCTTTAGGCAGTCCTAGACCACCTTCTTCAATAGGCAATGCAGCGTTTCTTTGGGCTGTATCTAGTGCTTCTTGTCTTGGAGAAGTTGTTTGCTTTGGCTCAAGTTTGATTGGAACACCAGATTTACCAGATGAAATACGGAAATCCATACGACCACTAGGAAACTCGTCATCAAGAATAAGTTTCTGTGGGTCTATACGGATTGGGACTACTGTTTCACCATATCCAGTATTAGGCTCTTTTTCTGTTGTTACATAAACATCAGGCTCACCAGCAGACTTTAACTTTTTGGTTGAAGCAATTTGCTCTGCTGCTTTTTTATTTGTGTGATGATAAACAGTAACAGTACCATCAGAATTCAATGGTAAACCAGTTAATTCATCTACTTTTCCAACATTCTTGATGCTTGCGCCTACTGGTAAACCTTTAGTAGCTTTACCTAGCAATCCTGCAACTGGTGCAACTGCCATAGCAGCTTCAACAGCTTCAGCACGAGGCTTAGTGGTCATGCCTCTACCAGTAGTCAATGGCTCACTATAAGCCATTCTCTCCATTGTCTGTTGGACAGCAGGAACTCCTAAGAGATTCATCAGCATCTCTACAGGAGGATTCTCATAACCAAATGGCTTTGCGCCAAATTGTTGCGCTTTCTTTAGGCGGTCAGCAAGTAAACCCATGATTGGGTTTGACATTGGAGTAGCCCTTAGTTCAGCCATTATTTCATCCTGCCCATCTTTTTAGCAGCTTCTGACATAGCAATGGCAATCGCTTGGTCACGGCTCTTTACAACCTTGCCACCTTTGCCAGAATGGAGAGTGCCTTCTTTGTACTCACCCATTACCTTGCCAACTTTCTTCTGACCAGCTTTTGTCATTTTCATGTTGTTCACCATTTAACCTTGTTAGCCCAATACGCTGCACTCATCTTACCTTTGGCAATATTCTCTGCGTGACGAGCCTTGAACGCTTCGTTACGCTTAGAGCCATCAGGTGAGCCTTTTACGCCTTGTTGACCAAAGCGAATAAGTTTCACATCCTCACCACTCTTTGCCAAAACAGCATGAGATTTAGTGCGATGGTTAGGAGTCTTCTTAGGCTTGTTATAGCCAGAAAACTGCTCTGTGCCACGCTTAATCACTTTTTAGGCTTCTTTGCTTTGTTCTTTGCAGTACGCTCACCACGCACAGGCATAGGTTTAGGCTTCTTCATCAGCTTCTGCATCATCTCCAGAGCCTGTTGATTCGTTGTTCCCATTGTCTTTCTCCTGAGTAATTGGCCCACCACTAATCCATGCTTCGCAGGTACGCTTAGAAGCACACTTAAAGTCAAACATCTCGCAATAACCTAAGTCACCAGCATCAATGACTTCCCATGCGTCCATCTCGTTGTCATCCAGACCAGATTCGATACAAGACAGCATCTTAGGTGTCTGGATAAAGGCAGCGCAGTTACCGCAACGAGACTTCTTGGCTTGTGCAGGGGCAATACGCCAAGCACGAGAGATTTCACGCCAGTAATCCATGTTGGATTCGTTGGGATTCATAGGCCCGTAGTTAGCCTTTTCAATCGCCTTCTCACGATTCTCAAGATTGACAGCTACATCACCTGTCGCAACTGGACAGGCTTCACCCTTCTTCTCTTGGTTTTGTATCTCAATCTCGATTTTTACAGATGGCTCAAGTAGTCCAGACATGGTTGTCCTCATGGAGTTTGTACCATTATCTCACACAAAAAAAGAGGGAACAAGTCCCTCTAAATACTCAATGGCAACTGAGTTCCACCATTGTGCGCTATCCAATTAGTTTTGCAAGCGTTTCGTTTAAAACCGACATTTCGTCCTGTTTATAAACTGACCAAATCCTAGCCTGACCATGAATCCCATTGAAACTACCTTGATGGCAATCCTTGCATAAAGGAATACATAAGTATTGATGATGCTGCTTTATGTGGTGAGCATCTGATGGTGCAGACTGACCACAAACACCACAAGGAAGTTCTTTAATCCTTGCTAAGTGCAGTCTTTCACGCTTTGTAAAACTGTTATTCAATTTCTACCACCTTATCACCTCGTGACTTTATGTAGTCTTTTGTTTTCTGAATATATCTCTCAAACTCACTTCGAGGAATACTGGACTGCTGCAAGTCTGCGAATTCAATCAAATCACGACAGGCTTGAATACCCTCCGCATCTAAAATGACACGCATAGTCTTTTGATAGTATCCAGATGCTTTGTGGAGGCTTGCTTGCGCCTTCTCGCAGATTGGCAACACTTCTGGGCCTACCCCTGCTCTGCCCATCGTTTCTGACAGGTTTAGTACATCCACAAGAGTACGCCAGTCATGGATAGTTCCTCTGCCCTTAATAATCGCCTCAAGTGCGGAATACTCCATCATTCGGAGTTTGTCCAACTTCTCCCTGTGGGTTATCGATGCACCCACGATGGCGTGCTGTATCGGGTCTATCAGATTCCACATCTTGCGTTTTGTTCTTTTTCTCATTGTCTCTACCAAAAATAGCATCCCACCGATTAGAGTATTCTTCATTGCTTACCTTAAAAGGTCTTGGACTTGAGCCTTTACCCATTTTTAACCTCCATTTTCTTTAAAGCAGCCTGTA